GCCAAAAATAAGCGCGTTTTTTAGCCTTTTTTCGCCCCTCCCTACTTCGGGCCACCTTTGACCCGCTCCGACCAACAGCATCGCCTCGACGCAGCCAAGGCTCGGTACGACGACATCAAGCGTCGCACCGGCGAGCGGTCGCGTCAGGTCGCAGCCGCCGGCCGCGACATCGGCAGCATCCCGCCGGTCAAGAATAAGCGGCGCCTCGCCAAGTGCAAGACGAGCTTTCGCTCCTTCTGCGAGACCTACGGCGCCGAGTCGTTTCCTCTGGCGTGGTCGCCCGACCACCTGACGGCCATCGACAAGATTGAGCGGGCCGTGCTCCAGGGCGAGCTCTTCGCGTTCGCCATGCCTCGCGGGTCTGGCAAGTCGACGCTCTCCGAGTGGGCGTGCATCTGGGCGATGCTGTACGGCCATCGGCAGTTCGTGATGCTCATCGGCTCCGACCAGGCGATCGCCAACGCGATGCTCGACAGCATCAAGAGCCACCTAGAAATCAACGACCTGCTCGCCGAAGACTTCCCCGGCGCGTGCCACCCGATACGGGCGATGGAAGGCATCACCCGCCGGGCACAAGGCCAGACGTGCGAGGGCGAGCCAACGCACATCGAGTGGACCGCCGACCAGATCACGCTGCCGTGGATTCCCGGCGCACCCTCGGCCGGCGCCGCTGTTCGCGTGGCTGGCATCACGGGCCGCATCCGCGGGCTCAAGCACACGCGGCCCGACGGCAAGACCATCCGCCCGCAGCTGGTGCTCATCGACGACCCGCAGACTGACGAGGCGGCGAGCAGCCCGTCGCAGGTGGCGACCCGCGAGCGGATTCTCTCTGGTGCCATCCTTGGCCTCGGCGGGCCCGGCGTGAAGATGTCGGGCCTCTGCACCATCACGGTCATCCGACCGGACGATCTTGCCGACCGGCTCCTCGACCGCAACAAGCACCCAGAGTGGCAGGGCGAGCGGACGCAGCTGGTCTACGAGTGGCCGCCGGCCGATGACATGTGGGCACAGTACGGCGAGCTACGCCGGCAGGGGCAGCGGGACGGCGCGGGCACCGGCGAGGCTGACGATTTCTACAAGCAGCACCAGGCCGAGATGGATAAGGGCAGCCGCGTGGCGTGGCCCGAGCGAAGAAACGCCGATGAGCTGACGGCGATCCAGCACGCATGGAATCTCCGCATCGACCGTGGCGAGGCTGCGTTTTTTGCGGAATACATGAATCAGCCGATTGCCGATGACATCGCCAGCGACAAGCTCGTCAAGGCGGACCTCGAGCGGCGGGCCGTGCCGCTAGAGCGTGGCGTCATCCCGAGCGGCCACAACACGCTGACGGCGTTCATCGACGTGCAGGAGCGTTTGCTCTTCTGGCTGGTGGCGTCGTGGGGCGAGCAATTCGGCGGGCACGTCGTGGCCTACGGCACCTACCCCGACCAGGGCGTTTCCTTCTTCGAGGCGTCGTCTGCAAAGCGGACACTGGCGCGGGCGGCGGCCGGCACGGGGTTCGAGGGTGCCTTGCATGACGGGCTCACGAAGGCGGCTGAGATGCTGGTGGCTCGCGATTGGAAACGGGAAGACGGCGCCGCCATGCGTGTGCAGCAGCTGCTCATCGACGCCAACTGGGGCCAGAGCACGCAAGTCGTGCGAACGTTCGCCAAGCGGAGCCCTTTTGCGGCTGTCATCCTGCCGAGCCACGGTCGTGGCATCGGTGCGTCGAGCCAGCCCATCACCGAGAAGGGCAAGCACCGCGGCGACCGCATCGGGCTGAACTGGCGTATCGGCAAGCTCGGCGACACCGACCACCGCTCGGCGTTGTACGACACGAACTGGTGGAAGACGTTTGTCGCCGGCCGGCTGCGGATGAGCCTGGGCGATCCCGAGGCACTCACGCTGCACAAGGGCCACCACGACCTACTGATCGACCATCTGACGAGCGAGTACCCGGTGCGGACCGAGGCCCGCGGGCGAGTCGTGGACGAGTGGAAAAAGGCGGGCCGGGAAAACCACTGGCTCGACTGCCTGGTCGGCGCCGCGGTGGCGGCCAGCATCGCGGGCGTGCAACCGGTGGCCAGTGAGACAGGCGGCCGGCGACGCAAGAAGGTAGCCATACCGACCGACCCGACGAGCGGCAGGCGGAAGATTCAGGTCAAACGGCTGGCGTAGAATCGTACAATGACACTACAGGCGGAAGGTTGAGACATGAGTGACGTTCCTGAACTAGATCGCCTGCTGGACGAGCATGAGAACTACCGCCGAAACATGGCATGGAACCGCAACGAGGTGGCGGCGATCCTGTTCACGCGAGTCACAATCACAGCGATTCTGTCGCTCGCAATCATGGCGCTGCTGGGCAGCGTGGCATTAGCGGCCATCCCAGTGATCTGGAAATTCACCGCGATTGCTCTGCCGCAGCCACAGCCGCGCGATCCGTTCAACAGATATATGGCGAAGTGAAACTACTGAAGGCGAACAGGGAAACCATGCGGCGATTGGTTGCAGAATCACCGCACAGCCGGTGCCTGCGGCAGCGACCGGACAGATAAACCGGCACCGCGACCCGCAGGCACCGGCCCAACTCATACCAGAAACACATCACAAATGATCGTTTTCCCCATACGATCTGGCTGCACAAAAGTGAGCGTGGATGTGCATTATCTGTTGAGTCCTGTCATTTCCTGACACCTAGTCACAGAAACGCAGACACATGGCTACCGCAATTTTGCGATATGACCTGTCCGACGCCGACGATGAACGTGAGCATCGCTACGCCCTGGCGGGCCGGGACGCCCTCTGTGCGTTGGACACAATCCAGCAGGCTATCCGCAGCAAGCTGAAATACGCCGAAATCAGCGACGAGACGCGGCGGGTGCTGGAGGAGATTCGGGAGGAAATCCCGCATGAACTCATCGAACTGCTGGTGTAAGAAAAACGTACAATGATTTCTCACAAAACACTCTGCTCACCTTCAGCCGACCGTGCGCCACACACTGGTCATGACGCTGACGGTGGGCTGGGGCGAGACGTGCGCGGCCCGATACAAAGGGACAGGCGACGAGTGGGCCGCCCCAGTGGCACAACAGACGGAGAGTAGGGACATGGAAGACCTTGTAGTGACACTAGAGCAGATGCTTTCCACGCTGAAGCGAGCGTTGGCAAGCAAGCGAGCCGCTGCCGACCATATTGCCGACTCCGGGAAAATGGTGGAAACACGCTGGATTCCTGTGAGCGGGCGGCTGCCGGATGAGAACGTGGACGTTCTGGTGATCGAAGAGGATGGTCGAATGCTTGTCGCCAGCAGGAACAATAGTGGCAACTGGGGGCACGCTTTTGGCAGTGGCGGGCCGACCGACGGGAGAGCGTGGCCCAGCCACTGGATGCCGCTGCCCGATCCCCCGGAGGTGAAGTGATGCCCTGCCCGATCTGCGACCAGAAGCCAATGAACTGCGACTGCACGGACGAAGAAAAGCGGCTGTATTCAGAGAACACAGACCTTGAGGATGAGATAGCCGTCCTGCGGTCAGAAAACGCCCGCCTGCGTGCCATGTGCGGGCTGGCACCGAAACAGCCCTTGCCGGATTTGATGTCATGAACGAATGGATTCCCGTGAGCGAGCGGTTGCCGGAAGAGGGCCAAGAAGTTCTGGCGTGGAACAACGGCGGCCAATGCGAAAAGCCTTGGCAGGGCCACGTCCTGTGCGTTTTTACAAACGGGGAATGGCGAGAGTCGCAAGAGTTCGATCTTTACCCCGGCGTCACTCACTGGCAGCATCTCCCGTCGCCGCCGACCGAATGACCCTACACACCTTAGGTGATGCAATGGAAGACAAACAAAAGTCGCGAAACATGGAATTTGCCGTTGTCTGGTCAGACGAAGTGGCAAGGAAATATCTTCCTTCCATGAGCAACCGTCTTGGAGAGTTCATGGAACACGATGGTGAGGCATGGAGGCTTTATTCCATTAGTTCCTCACCGCAGGGCTGCGAGTCCCGGAAGGAGTGGCTGGTTCATTTCGGGTTTGAAGAGGTAGAGGTTGGCGAACTGGATCGGCTTCAACTCAAGGAAGGCTCGCTAGTTCAGTTCGCCAGAGAGAACTACCTGACGCCGGTAGACATGTCGCAAAAGTGGCCCAGATACGCGGTGCTGTGACCGTGAAGTGCGCTACTGCCGTCAGGTAACGAATGTCTGGAAACCTAATCGCCATTACCGGGCTCATTTACCTCTACGTGGCCGCTGAGCAGGCGTATCGCGGCAACGTCGGCCTCGCCTTGGCATATAGCGGCTACGCCTTTGCCAACGCGGGCCTCTATCTGGTGGCGACTCGCTAGCCACACCCCCTGCGGCATTCTTTTGCCGGCCCGTAGTTTTCGGGCATGAGCGACTCTATCCGCAATCAGCTCGAGACGGCCGCCGTACAGCCGCAGCGTGTCCGCACTGACGCCGGCGAGGTTGAGCAGCACGACCTCAAGCAGCTAATCGAGGCCGACAAGTACCTCGCGGCCCAGGCTGCCGCCACGGCCACCACCACGAACAAGCGGCGAGGGCTGCGGTTCAACAAGCTCATTCCGCCTGGAAGCCTCGACTAGTGGGCCTGTTTTCCATTTTCCAGAAACGGGAAAGGGCACCGCAGGTGGCCGTGCCGGTGCGTGCCAAGTACGACGCCGCCGAGATGGGCGACGATCGCCGCCACTGGTCAAACGCCGATGCCTTCGCGGCCGACGCTGCTCTCTCGCCGGTCGTGCGTCGCCAGATCCGCAACCGGGCACGCTACGAGCGGGCGAACAACTCCTACCTCGCGGGCATCTCCTCGACGCTGGCCAGCGACCTAATCGGCACCGGGCCGCGGCTGCAGCTGCAGAGCGGCAGCGAGGATCTCGACCGGGCGGTGGAGACCGCATTCTTCGACTGGACGTGGCGGATCGACCTGGCCGGCAAGTTGCGGACGATGCGTGAGGCCTTGGTGGTCGACGGCGAAGCGTTCGCCCTGATGATCAACAACCCGCGGCTGATGGGCGTGCAGCTCGACCTGCGGCTCGTCGAGGCTGAGATGGTCGCCACGCCGACCGAGCTCATGCGGCAGACGATCACGCCAGAGGGCAACACGGTCGACGGGCTGGAGTTTGACGAGATCGGCAACGTCATCGCCTATCAGGTGCTCAACTTCCACCCTGGCAGCAACTACCGGGTGAACAACCTGCAATTTCAGCGGGTGCCGGCCGACTCGATGATTCACTGGTTTCGGCCCTCGCGGCCCGGCCAGCACCGCGGCGTTGCCGAGGTGGCGCCGGCGTTGCGGCTCTTCGGCCAGCTTCGGCGCTATACCGAGGCGGTCTGTGCCGCAGCCGAGACCGCTGCAGATTTCGCCGGCTTCCTGCGGACGAACAGCCCGGCCGCCGAGGTCGACGAGGTCGACGCCTTCGCGGAGATGGAAATCCAGAAGCGGGCGATGGTGACGCTGCCGGACGGGTGGACCTTCGAGCAGCTCAAGGCCGAGCAGCCCACGTCGACCTACGCGATGTTCAAGCGCGAGATCGTCAACGAAATGGCTCGCTGCCTGCAGCTGCCCTACAACGTCGCCGCTCTCGACTCCTCGTCTTACAACTACGCCAGCGGCCGGATGGACCACCAGGTCTACGCCAGCAACATCCGCGTATACCGTGACGAGCTCGAGCGGGTGATGCTCGATCGCGTGCTCGCCGCGTGGGTGGCCGAGGCCACGCTCGCCGGCGTTCTGCCAGAAGGCACGCCGCCCTTCGCTGAATGGAACTGGTCCTGGCAGTGGGACGGCAAGGAGCACGTCGACCCGGCCAAGGAAGCCAACGCTGCACAGACGCGGCTTCAGACACACACGACCACGCTCGCGGCGGAATACGCCAAGCAGGGCAAGCAGTGGGACGTTGAGCTTCGCCAACGGGCCAGCGAGGTGGCGCTGATGAAGGAGCTCGGGCTAGTGCTCGATCTTCTTCCCGACGGCAACTATCCCGGCGCTGTTCCGCCGGAAGACAACACCGACCAGCCGCAGGAGGCCGAGGCGTGATCGCTATCGAGTTTGAAGGGTTCGACGAAGACATCGACACCGGAATGGAGTTCGCATGAGCAGCAACATCAAGCTCTCGACCGAAGTCACGTTTCTGCGGGCGGCCGAAGGCGAAGCGGCCAGCGGACCGGCCAAGTTTCGCATCGTGGCCTACACCGGCGCGCCGCTGCGGCAGGCGTGGAGCCGGGAGCCCGTGATCATCGACATGGCAGGCATGACGCTGCCGCAGACCATCCCGATCGTGATGGGCCACGACTACAGCCTCGGCTCGATTCTCGGCCAGGGCCGCCCGAGCGTGCAGGGCGGGCAGCTCATCGTGGAGGGCGAGATCCTCGCCGACAACGACACCGCTCGCCAGGTGCTTGCGTTGGCTGCTGCCGGCTACGAGTGGCAAGCGAGCGTTGGCGCCGATGTCGGGCGTCATCTCCGGTTCGGCGAAGACCAGACCACAACCGCAAACGGGCAGACCCTCGTCGGGCCTGTCCGAGTAGTACGGGCCTCGACGCTACGCGAGACCAGTTTTGTGACCCTCGGCGCGGACCGTAGCACCGCAATCTCAATCGCCGCCGAAGAGGCGGCAGGAGAAGAACTCATGGCGGACAACGCCAACACCCAGCCTGCGGAAGAGGTCGTCGAGACCCCGGCCGTGGAAGCCGCGGCGAAGGTCGCCGTGGAACCCGAGAAGGTCGAGGTCAATGTCGAGGCCGAAGGTCTCAAGGCCCAGATCGAAGTCCTTACCAAGAAAGTCGAAGACATGCAGAAGCTCAACGCGACCCGCGACGAGCGCCCGGCCGCTCCGGCCGTGCACGTCGCTCAGCCGACTGCGGTCACCTCGGAGGTGGTCGAGGCCAGCTTCGCCCTGCAGGGCGGGCTGCCGAATGTCGAGAAGCACTACGACGAGAAGACGCTTGAGGCGGCCCACAAGGCACGCCGTGAGCTCTCGCTCGGCGAGGTGCTGGTGCAGGCTGCCGTGGCCAACGGCTACGACGGCAGCCGGCGGGTGACCGCCTCTACGCTGCGGCCGATTCTGGCTGCCGCGTGGGCGACCCACTCGATCTCGGGCATCCTGAGCTCGACGGTCAACAAGTTCCTCCTCGCCGGGTTCGACTCGGTGGAAGGCGCGTGGCGGCAGATTTCGGCGGTTCGCTCGGTGAACGACTTCAAGACCTTGACCAGCTACCGGCTCAACGGCGGCTTCAAGTTCGAGCAGGTCGGCAACGGCGGCGAGCTGAAGAACGCCGGCGCGTCTGACGAGCAGCGGACGATCAGCGCGGACACCTACGGCATCATGACCTCGGTCACGCGGACCGACCTGATCAATGATGACCTCGGTGCCTTGACTGCCGTCCCGCAGCGGATCGGCCGCGGCGGTGCCCTGAAGCTGAACGACGTGTTCTGGGCTGCGTTCCAGGACGACAGCAGCTTCTTCACCACGGCCCGTGGCAACAAGAAGACCTCGACCGGTGCTCTCAGCATCTCGACGCTGAAGACCATCGCGACGATGTTCCGCAAGCTGAAGGATCCCGACGGCAACCCGGTTGCCATCGAGCCTCGGCTGCTGCTTGTGCCGGTTGACCAGGAGCTCGCCGCTGCCGAGATCATGGGCTCGACCCTGATCCAGAGCGGTGCGACTGGCGGCCAGCCGGAACGGAACGTGATGGCCGGTCGGTATCAGGTGGTCGCCTCGACCTACCTGAGCAACACCGACGACTTCTACCTCCTCGCTTCGCCGGCCGACCTGCCGGTGATGGAGGTGGCGTTCTTGAACGGCGTGCAGAGCCCGGTCGTGGAGACGGCGGAAGCCGACTTCAACACGCTCGGCGTTCAGATGCGTGGCTACTTCGACTTTGGCGTGGCCAAGGCCGAGTACCTCGCCGGCATCAAGGCCGACGTGTCCTGAAATTGACCCGGCTGGCTGGGGCCCAACCAGCCAGCCGGGGCTTCTGACCTTCAACCATAGAAACGAGGTGATCTAAGATGGCTTCTTATGTGCAAAAGGGCGACGTGCTTGATTACACGCCCGCCGCCGCTGTCGCCGCGGGCGACGTTGTTGTGATCGGTTCGCTGGTGGGCGTCGCTCCTGTGGCGATTGCCGCCAACGCGATGGGCTCGCTGGCGATCGACGGCGTCTACTCGATGCCGTGTGCCACGGGTGCCACCGGCGCCCAGGGCGACGCGATCAACTGGTACGCGGTATCCGGTGTGGCTCACGAGGCCACCGGCGTCGCTGCCGGCAAGCTGGCCAAGGCTCGCGCCGCGGCCGACACCAGCGTGAGCGTGATCCTCAACAAGTAGTCGACCCTTCCCAAAACGCGCCCGCCCCGGCAGGTCTTAGCCTTTCGCCTGCCGGGGCCGGGCGTGGGTGGAGTTTTGCATGGCCGACCTTCTTCGCACCGGCGCCGCGTGGCTCACCGACCAGCTCAGGGCTGCGGCGGGCACTACGATTGCCTACGTGCGAGGAGCGAATACGGCCACGCTCACGGCCACGGTCGGTCGCAGCGTGTTTGAAAGCCAGGCCCAGAGCGGCGTCATTGAGCAGTGGGAAGCCCGCGACTTCGTCATCACGACGGAGGAGCTGCCCTACGGCGAGCCGCGGCGTGGCGACAAGATCTACGAGCAGTTCGGCACCGTCAGCAACGTCTACGAGGTGGTCACGCCGCGTGGCGTGCCGCTCTGGCATTACGCCGACGCCTTCCAGACGGCGGTGCGGGTTCACTGCAAGCGTATCGAGACAGACGTGGAATACCTCGTCACCGAGCAGGGTGACGAAATCGTTGTGCCATTGCAGGTGAACTGATGCCGATTCAGAAGCGCGTCAGCGACCTGCCCGCGGTGACCGGCGTTACGGGCACCGACCTGCTCATCATGTCGAGCAGCTCGGCCACGAAGCGAGTCACGGTCTCGCAGATCGGCACGTACTTCCAAGCGGCGGGCGTGGCTGGCCCGACAGGTGCCGCAGGCGTTGGCAGCACCGGACCAGCCGGCGAGGCTGGAGCAACCGGCCCTACTGGCCCGGCAGGCGTCGGGAGCACCGGGCCGCAGGGTGAGGCATCCACGGTGCCCGGCCCGACCGGAGCGACGGGACCGCAAGGCGAGTCGATTGTTGGCCCTACCGGCGCGGCTTCGACTGTTACTGGACCGACCGGCCCGGCTGGAGAAGTCGGCGCCACGGGACCGCAAGGCGAGGCGGGAGCGGCGTCGACGGTCACGGGACCAACTGGCCCGGCAGGTGAGGGCAGCACGGGACCACAAGGCGAAGCCGGCAGCACCGGCCCGACTGGCGCTCAGGGCGCCGCCGGCGTGGCTGGCGAGGTCGGTGCTACTGGCCCGGCAGGTGAGGTCGGAGCAACCGGCCCATCTGGCGAGGTGGGTGCCACGGGCCCGGCTGGCGAAGTCGGCGCGACCGGAAGCACGGGACCGCAGGGCGTGGCTGGCGAGGTTGGCCCGACTGGCTCTCAAGGCGAGGCTGGCCCGACTGGCGCCGCGTCAACGGTGCCAGGACCGACCGGCGCATCAGGCGAGGTAGGTGCCACCGGGCCTACGGGAAGCACTGGTGCATCGGGAGAATCCATCGTCGGCCCGACTGGCCCGCAGGGTGAGGTTGGCGCCACCGGCAGCGTCGGCGCTACCGGCCCGACAGGCGAATCAATCACGGGCCCCACCGGGCCCAGTTCAGGAATGAGCAGCGTCGCCGCGGCACTCGTTTTCTCATGAGGTAGATATGGCAGCCCCTAACATCGTCGGACCGACAACCATCACCGCGAAGACTGCGGTGCTCTCCAGCGTCACAGGTGCCACCGGCACCGTGCTGCTCTCCAACGCCGCCAGCAGCGGCAAGGCGTTCCAAGTCACCAGTCTGTACGTGGCAAACGTCGACGGCAGCAACGCCGCTGACGTGACGATCAAACTGCACGCCGAGGACGATGGCGCCGGCACTGGTCGGGCGATCTGCTCGACCGTGAGCGTGCCGGCCGACGCGACTGTCATCGTGGTCGACAAGAACGCACCGCTCTGGCTGGAAGAAGACCGCAGCATTGTGGTCACACCGTCGGCAAGCGACGACCTCGAGTTTGTGTGTAGCTACCTCGAGATTTCCTGACCCTACATCACAACGGTAGCGCACCATGTCCAGACCACGCGGCGGTTTCATCGGCCACAACCCAGCCCCGGCGGCGTCGGCCCTCAACTCTGCGGCGGGCGGTATCTGGACGCTGCGGGAGGCTGAGGCGCTGAAGCGGGCGGGGACTTGGCCTCTTCAGCCAATTGATGTTGAGTACCTAGTGGTTGCCGGAGGCGGTGGTGGCGGAAAGGACTACGCAGGTGGCGGCGGCGGCGGCGGATTTAGGACGGGCACATTGGCGGTTGGGATCGGGGCGCAGTACACGGTCACGGTAGGCGCTGGCGGTGCCCAAAAAACAGACAGCGCTGGAAATGGTAACGCAGGCTCGGATTCTGTGTTTGCGACTATTACTTCATCCGGCGGCGGATATGGCGGACAAATTGCAACACCCCCAAGTTTCAGTGGAGGCGGCGGTTCCGGCGGCAGCGGAGGTGGTGCTGGCGGTCGCGTTGAGGCGGGCACTGCAATAGCAGGCGGAAGCGGCAACACGCCGAGCACTTCGCCAGCGCAGGGTTATGACGGCGGCGATGGAATATACGGCACGGAAGGGTCGGCCCTTAACGATTTTCCATCCGGTGGCGGTGGCGGTGCGGCCGCCGTTGGACAAAGCGGGAGCGGCAGCCAGTCTGGTGGCGGTGGAGCCGGTGCCGAGTTTTACGGAACCTATTACGCAGGCGGCGGTGGGGGCGGCGGCTACAACGGCTCAGGGTCAACTCCGACGCTTGCCGGAAGTGGTGGAACGGGCGGCGGCGGAAATGGAAACGGCGGCAATGCAGGCGCTGGCTCAAACGGAACAGCAAACACCGGAGGCGGTGGAGGCGGCGGATCGGGCGGACAAGGCAACGGCGGCGGTGGTGGCTCTGGCGTCGTCATCATCCGCGCACCGCAGGCCGCAGCATCAACCACCGGCTCTCCAACCGTCACCAATGACGGCGGCACAACGATCTACACGTTTACGGGCAGCGGGAGCATCACGTTCTAATGGCACATTTCGCAGAGTTAAACGAGTCGAACATCGTCACGCAGGTGGTCGTTGTCCACAACAACGAACTTCTGGACAACGGCGTGGAGAGCGAGGCCAAGGGCGTGGCGTTTCTCTTGTCGCTCTACGGGCATGACCGCTGGAAGCAGACTTCGTACAACGGCAACCAGCGGTTCAACTACGCTGGCGTCGGCTTTACCTATGACGCCGACCGAGATGCGTTTATCGCTCCGCAGCCCTTCCCGTCATGGACGCTTGACGAGTCAACCTGCACATGGATGCCGCCGGTGCCGTATCCGACCGATGGCGGCCTGTACCGATGGGACGAAGACGCAGGGAACTGGGTGAATGTCGAATGACGCCTTTGCCGCCGCTCTTGTTCTCTCTGCGATCCCAGCAGGCATGGCTGGCGGTGCGTTGGGCGTCTGGATTTTCCGCTGGTCGGTCGCGTGGTTTTTCGCTCCGTATTCGCCCTGACGCTACACAACAAACATAGAGACCCATGCCTTTCTTCTCCCTACCGACCGGCGGCGCGTCACCTGTCCTCGCGGGCAACGGTGCGCCCACAGGCTCGCTGGGCAACATCGGCGACCTCTATCTCGATCAGGTCAACAGCGACCTCTACGGACCAAAGACGCTCGACGGCTGGGGCACGCCGGTTGACCTGAACCTCGGCCCTACCGGAGCCACAGGGCCGCAGGTGACTGGCCCCACGGGCAGCACGGGAGCAGCCTCGACGGTCACCGGCCCCACGGGCGCCCAAGGGAATACCGGCCCGACCGGAAGCACTGGCGCCGCATCGACGGTCACTGGCCCGACGGGAAGCACGGGCAGCACAGGACCATCGGTGACGGGCCCGACGGGGGCACCGTCGACGGTGACAGGCCCGACCGGCAGCACGGGTGCCACTGGCTTTGGTGCGACGGGCCCGCAAGGCGATACCGGCCCGACCGGAGCCCAGGAGTATTACGCCACTGGATCCGCACCGACGCCGATCCTCGACGGTGCTCTCTGGCTCGACACCGACACTGGTCGGTACTTCGTCAACTACGACGGCCAGTTCATCGAAATCGGTGTGCAGGGCGAGCCAGGTGTAACAGGCCCGACCGGAAGCACGGGCGCCGTCGGTGCCACCGGCAGCACTGGCGCGGCGTCTAATGTCACTGGCCCGACCGGAGAAGTCGGCGCCACTGGCCCGACCGGAAGCACAGGCCCGCAGTCGACTGTCACTGGCCCAACTGGCCCATCTGGCGGTCCAACTGGAGAAGTCGGCCCCACTGGCCCGACAGGCGACGTGGGTGGCTTCGATGACGCCCAGGCCATCAACGCTCAGGTCACCGGCTACACGCTGCAGCTCAGCGACGCCGGCAAGCTCGTGACGATGAACCTCGCCACCGGCACAATGAATCTCGTCATCCCGGCCAATTCCAGCGTCGCCTTTCCGACCGGCACGCACGTCGACGTGGCCCGCCTCGGCGACGCCGGCGTCACTGTGACCGGCGCCTCGGGCGTCACAGTCAACGCCACGCCAGGGCAGAAGCTGCGGGCGAAGTACTCAAGCGGCACGTGCATCTACTACGCTGGCGACACGTGGCTGGTCGTGGGAGACCTGTCGTCATGAGGGCTGCAGCAGCCAAGCCATGCCGGCGGATAGGATTGTCGGCAGATGCTTCTGCAACAAGCATGGCATCTGGCAACTGGGGGCTAGTTGCCTATGGAGGCGGCAAGTTCGTTGCTTTGACAGGCAGCAGCTTCGCGACGGATGTCGCAGTTTCATCCGACGGCGCATCGTGGACTACCCACAGCACAGGCATTGCGAACGCAAACTGGCAGGGAATCACATACGCAAACGGATTGTTTGTAGCAATAAACTCTGCAGGAACAACTTACAGGGTAGCCACCTCTGCGGATGGCCAGACGTGGACAGGGCGCACGTCAAGCACCACTTCCACGTGGCGAGATGTTGCATTCGGCAGCGGGGCTTTTGTTGCAGTAGCATCTACTTCATTGACCGGAGTAAAGTTTTCTACTGACGGCATTACGTGGACCACGTACCAGTCGGCGACTATATCGGGTTGGCGGTCTATCGTGTTTGGCGGCGGCCAGTTTGTGGCGGTGGCAAACACATCTTCTACTGGCGTCGCCCGTGTCATGCGTTCGCCAACCGGCATAACGTGGACTGATCACCAAGCTCCTGAGCAGAATGCGTGGAACTCAGTGGCATACGGCAACGGCGTGTACGTTGCCGTGGCGTCGACAGGAACCAATCGCGTCATGGTCTCAAGCGACGGCGCTACATGGACTGCAGTCGCTTCGCCAGATCAGAACGAATGGCAAAGCGTGGCCTACGGAAACGGTGTTTTCGTGGCCGTCGCGTCTTCTGGGACAAACAGAATCATGGTTTCGCCAAACGGAACATCATGGACGCCAAAATCGTATGACTCTTATGCGTGGAGGTCTGTGACATATGCAGACGGCAGGTTTTTGGCTGTGGCCACATCGCAAGCAGTAATTATCACGCCGTAGCTTTTTGGAATAAGCCAATGCCACTCACCTTCCCATCATCGCCATCGCTTAACGACGAAACGACCACGGGCGGCCGCACCTACCGCTGGAACGGTGAGGCGTGGGAGCTTGTCGGTAGCGGCATTGCGGGACCAACGGGGCCCACGGGCGCCGCCTCGACCGTGCCGGGCCCGACAGGACCGCTTGGCGCCGGCGTGGCGATTGTCGGCAGTGTGACCGGCGTGGGCGACCTGCCGGCAGGCTACACAGGCGCCGTCGGCGATTCGTACATTGTGCAGGACTCCGGCAGCCTCTACGCTTGGGATGGCAGCCTGTGGAATGACGTTGGCAACATTGTCGGGCCAACCGGAAACACCGGGCCGCAGGGCGTGACCGGACCAACAGGCGCAGCCTCGACAGTCACCGGGCCGTCGGGTGCCGCAGGAGCGACTGGCCCCACGGGCGTTGGCTCCACAGGCCCCTCGGGTAGCGTTGGAGCCACTGGCCCGACGGGCCCAGCAGCCGGAGGCTTGCCAGGCGTAGTAGCGTTTCTTTTGTCGTGACCACAACCGAACATCTCCTGTCGCTCGCTGTCAGCGCCTACTACGCGGGCGAGCTCGACGCCGGCCGCCGGGCGTGCGAGCGTCTGCTCTCCGAGCCTATGGACGTGAACCTCGAGCACCAGGTGCGAGCCAATCGGACGTGGTACACGCAGCCGCTTCACGAGCTCGCCAACTGCCGCTACCAACGGTTCAACATTGAGCCGGCGTTTCCGGGGTGGTCGCTGTTCAACCCGACGATTCTGCAGCACCGCGACCGGCTAATCGCCATCGTGCGGTCATCGAACTACCAGATCGTCGACGGCCGCTACGTGATGCCAGAGGCCGACGGCAACACCATCCGCACCGAGAATCTCTTGGTCGACCTGCGGCCCGATCTCACCGTGGAGCGGGTGCGGCAGATCCGCTACCCCGACTATCCGAAGACCGATTTCCCGGTCGACGGCATGGAAGACTGCCGGCTGCGAAATACCAAAACGGGTATAGGCGTGTCGGCGACCGTGCGAAACGTGAGCCCATTCGACGGGCGTTGCCGCATCGCCACGGCCGACCTCGACTACGACGACGCCAGCCTGCACAACCTGCGGGTGCTGGCCGGGCTCCAGTGCCAAGAGCATGAAAAGAATTGGATGCCAATTGAGGCCGGGCCGGGTAAGTATGGCGGATGGTTGTACGCTGCAAACCACGAAGGCCACGCCGTCACGGTCGACCACGACCCGGATGTCGCCGGTGCCTACCAAATGCGGCGGTGGTATCCGGCTCCCACACTCGCCAAGGGCTTCCGCGGCGGCGGGCAGGTTATCGCGTTTCGCGATGGCTGGCTGGGTCTGATTCACGAAGTGGCACATTTCCCAACCGGCCACAGGGTCTACGAGCATCGCCTCGTCTGGTGGGATGATGCCTTCCGCCTAGCACGGTGGTCTCAGCCGTTCGCGTTTCGCGAATTGCGAGCGATTGAGTTTGCCGCTGGTCTGGCAACGGTCGGCGACAACGTGGTCATGACCTTCGGCGTGCGGGATGCCGAGGCGTGGCTCGTCGAAGTGCCGGCCGCTGACGTGGCGAGCCTCCTCAATGACCCTGTCGTTTCGCAGCAAGCTGGCAAAGACGCTCGCCGAAGCGTGGCGGCCGCATGACTGGTTTGACCTGAATGAGCGGGTCGAGCGGCACTACTACCACAAGGCTTCTGTCTGTGCCGACGTGCGACCAAAGCGGGTCATCGAGATCGGCACCCGGTGCGGTTACTCGCTGGTGAGCTTCGCCCTGGCGGCTCCAGACGCCCGCTACCTCTGCCTCGACGGTGCCTGCGATGCCGACAGTTTTGACTGCCTAGCCCATTGGCAGAGCGTGGTCGAAAGGTGGGCAATCGACGCCAGCCTGGTCGTGGTCGACACCGCCCACGTGAA